CTCATATAGATGATGGTCAAATCACCTGTTTATTAATGCTTGAAGGAGAAGGAGATTTTGAACTTGGTCAAGAAGTAATACCTTTTAAAGAGAATAGATTAATTTTGTTTAATTCAAAAATACCACATAGAGGACGTTCCCCTACAAAAGGTTACAGAATAACATTAGCATTTAAAACAAATGAAATACTTAATTGAAGATGAAAACTTTTTAACTAAAGAAGAAAAAGAACACATAGATAATGTGTTTAGTAAAATACCTTTTTATTATCAAAAATATATAGGGACTTATAGAAGAGACGCTCCTGTGTTGATTCATAATTTAGTTGCTAGAATTGATGCTCCAGAATTTAAAAATAAGATAGATAGAAATTTGTCAAATCACACTGCATTTTTTTTAAGTATTTTATTAAGATTTACAAAACAATATAATTTAGAGTTTAATAAAATATTAAGGGGAGTAATTAATATAACGTCTAAAATACAATATGATAAAACAATCGTACACGTAGATCATGAAAAAGATACACCTCACTCCATATTCATGATGTATTTTGGAGAGGACGTACACGGTAATTTAAATGTTTATGAAGAAGATAGAAAAACTTTAATTAAAAGCATTACTCCTAAAAATTATAAAATAGTTTGTTTTGGAGATAATGTTCCTCATCAATTTGAATACCCTAAACATGGCATGAGAAGATCATTAGTTTTTACTTTTAATTAAATGCAAAAATATACATTACATAAAAATTTTATTGAAGAGAGTGTATTAAACATTTTATCTAATTGGATAGATAAAAACAAACATACTTTTCAAGATGCAGGTATGGGTGGTAATAGAGTTACATCTAGATATTTTGAAAAGATGAAATACCCTAAAGAAGTTTATGAAGTTCAAAATAAAATAGAAAAAAATTTAAAAGTAACTAATTTACATTTTATGGCTGCTAGTTGTGCTTTTCCTGGTGATCATTGTTATTTACACAAAGATCCAATACATGAAAAAGGTTATGATACATTTCACTGTAATTTATTTTTATCAAATGTAGAAGGAGGTCAACCTTACGTTTTAAAAACACCAATTGAAGATGACATAATAGAGTTTAATAAAGGAGATCTACTTTGTTATTATGTTTCTAAAATTTATCATGGTAGTAAAATTTTAAGTAAAGGAGAAAGAAAAATGTGGGTGTTCAGTTTCTTAGTAAAAAATGAATAAAGTTTATCCAATATTCCCTACACCTATCTACAAGACACAATTAAAAAATATAGTGTCTCAAAAAGATTTAGATATGTTTAAAAATAAAAAACAAACTTGTTTTAAAAATGAAGGAAACTTTGTTTCTAGAGATACTTATATCTTAGATAATAGTTTTCCTAAATTAAAAGAGGCTTTTATGATTCATGTAAATAACTATTTTAAAGATATCATATGCACCACAAATAACATAACTCCTTACATTACACAGTCCTGGCTTAATTATACAGAAGAAGATCAACATCATCACCATCACTCACATAGTAATTCTATTTTGTCTGGTGTGTTTTATGTTAGTGCAGATAAAGAACATGATTCTATAAAGTTTTACAAACCAGGTAATTCTGTAATTCAATTTAGACACAAAGATTATAACTTGTACAATTCAACATCATGGAAGTTTAACGTTGAAACAAATGATCTAGTATTGTTTCCCTCTAGTTTAGAACACTCTGTTGAAAAGAAAAAAGGATCTAATTTAAGAATTAGTCTTGCTTTTAATGTTTTTATAAAAGGTAATATAGGAAAAAAGGATGACTTAAATGAGTTATCTTTATAAAAATTTTTTAACGTCGAAAGAGATAGATGAAATACACGACACTATCTTTAATATAAATTTCCCTTGGCACTACTCTCATGAGAATACTGTATCGTTATTTGATCTTAAACAAGAGAAAAAAAATTTCTCTAATATTCTGGACTACTATCAAGTGTGTCATGTTTTTTATAGTGACTATTCCAAATACTCTTATCTTCCAAATAAAATAATAAATAGACTTAATCTACCAAATAAAATTTTAAGAGCTAAAGTAAATCTTCAAGGACAAAACAGAAGAGCAACCACAGAAACATACAACTGTCCTCATCGAGATATGGACGATCCACATTTAGCTGCTATTTATTATGTTAATGATAGCGATGGGTTTACTTTTTTGTTTGATAATGATAACAATATTACAGACAGAATTATGCCTAAGAAAGGAAATTTATTACTATTTGATGGAAGCAAGAAACATGCATCAGGACACCCAATAGAATCTTTAAAAAGATGTGTTATAAATTTTAACTTATCAAAATGATTTACGAATTTTTAAATAGAATACTTGTCTTCGGCTTGCCTGGTTCAGGAAAAACTACGTTTGCAAAAAGACTTTGGCAATCTTTAAAAGATGAAAATATTAATTATGCTTATTTTAATAACGATGAGATTAGAAACATGTTTCAAGACTATGACTTTTCATTTAATGGTAGAATGAGACAAAGTGATAGAATGTTTAAGTTGTGTGAGATGGCAAGAGAACCTGGTGCAATTGCAGATTTTGTTTGTCCTTATGAACCTTTAAGAGCAAGATTTAATTATTTTATATGGATGAACACTATAAAAGAAAGTCAGTATGAAGATACAAATAAAGCGTTTCAAACTCCCCAAAAAATAAAACCTGATTTTGAAATAATTAATTTTGAATATGATTATGTAATAAAAGAAATAGTCAAAAAAATAAAAAAAGGTCACGTAAGAGAAATAGATACTACATTAAGATGAATGTTCAACATACAATAGAAAAAACAATTTCTAGAGATTGTTACGTAAGTACCTTTTTTATAGAGGATAAAAATTTATTAGAGAATATAAAACAAAAAATTATAGATAAAGCAAATAACTCTCCTCTTAGTTACAAAACAAATGTAAAAGCAAAGTTTACAGGTTTTGAAAGCTTGTCACTAGAACCTGAAACAAAAGAATTTGCAATGCAAATAAAACCATTTTCAAATATTGTGTGTAATAAAAAAACTGCTATGAAAGAGTGTTGGGGAAATATTTATCACAAGGATGATTATGCAGTGCTACATCATCACAGAGCATGCACTGGATTTTCAGGTATACTATATTTAAGTAATGAAGGACCCGGAACATATTTTAAAGACTTTGATTTAACTATAAAAGAAGAATATGGTAAGGTAGTGTTGTTTGAACCAATGTTACTCCATGAAGTAAAGCCTTCAAATCTACAAACCACAAGGATTACTATGGCTTTTAATTGTTATGAAGTTAGCCCTTGGGAATAAATTATGATACGAGCATATCCATTTAAACCATATAATGATGATTTAATTGTAGAGTATTTACAAGATTATGTTAAAAAAAATCCTTGTTGTTTTAAATATCCAAATTGCACTCACCCACCTCATCAATCAGATCCAAATGTTTTCAATACAGACAACCCCACACTTCAATATATTAAAAAACATTATTTTAAGTTTCTAAATGATGTAATCGGTCCTTACATCGTAGAAGAATCAAAAGCATGGGTTTTAAATGTAGAAAAAAATACTAATACTTTAGGTGTTTGGCACAAACATTTTGAAGAAAAACACAAAGATAATATTCAAATTTCAGGTATTTGTTATATAAGTTCTACAAAAATAGGCACTGAATTTGACTTAAATCATTGTACTTTACAAATAAAACCCATGAGCTGCACTTGGTATATATGGGATTCAAAGGATTTACATCGTCCAATGGAAGGTATTCAAAATACAGATCGAGTAATATTAGCTACACAAACGGCTCTAAATAAGCTATAATTGCCAAGCTTTTTAATTTAAGGTATAATCAACTATGCTACAAAAGATAGGTTTTCAACCAGGATTTAACAAACAGATTACAGAAACCACAGCCGAAGGACAATGGGTTGATGGTGATAACGTAAGGTTTAGATATGGCACACCTGAAAAAATAGGGGGTTGGAGACAATTAGGTGATAATAAACTAACCGGCGCAGCTAGAGCTTTATTTCATTTAGTTAATAAAGAAGGTATTAAATATTCAATTATAGGAACAAACAGAATTCTATACGCTTACACAGGTGGTGTATTCTATGACATACATCCTATTAGAGATACTCAAACGTTAACTAACGCTTTTACAACTACCAATGGATCAACAACTGTAACAGTTACTTATTCGAGTCCTCATGGTTTACTTGCAAACGATATTGTGCTTTTTGATAATTTTTCTACGATTACAAATTCTAATTTTACATCCTCAGATTTTGATGATAAAAAATTTATGGTTACTTCTGCACCTACAGCACTTACTATTACTATTACCATGCCATCAGCAGAGACTGGATCAGGAGCTACAACTTCTGGAGGGATAAGATCACAAGCGTACTATTCTGTTGGACCTGCAGAACAGTTACCAGGTTTTGGTTGGGGATTAGGTTCTTGGAGTGGTGAAGCATCAGGGGCAGTTACAACAACTTTAAATGGCGCATTGTTAGATGACACAGCAGGAACTGGTGGATCAGGAACTTCTATCACATTAACAAGCACAACAAACTTTCCATCTTCAGGTACAAACTTTATTCAAGTTGGCAATGAAGAAATTTCTTACACAGGTATTTCTGGAAATGATTTAACAGGAATTACAAGAGCAGTTAGAAACTCTACAAGATCAGGACACTCTAGTGGTGCAACAGTAACTAACTCATCAGACTATGTTGCATGGGGTGAAGCTGCATCAGGAGACTTAGTTCTTGATCCAGGTCTTTGGAGTATTGACGCTTTTGGTAAAACTGTAATTGCTTTGATTCACAACGCAGAAGTTTTTTCATGGAATGCTGATGCATCAAATGCTACAGCAACACGAGCCACAATTATATCTGGTGCACCGACTGCATCAAGAGACATGATAGTATCTACACCTGATAGGCACTTAGTATTCTTTGGAACAGAAACAACTATCGGAGATCCAACAACACAAGATGAAATGTTTATTAGATTCTCTGATCAAGAAGATATTAATACTTACACACCTACAGCAACTAATACAGCTGGTACACAGAGGTTAGCTGATGGATCAAAAATTGTAGGAGCAGTCAGAGGTAGAGATGCAATTTACATATGGTCAGACACATCTTTATTTACCATGCGTTTCGTTGGATCACCTTTTACTTTTGGTTTTGCACAAGTTGGTACAAACTGTGGATTAATAGGACAGAATGCTGCAATTGAAGTTGATGGTGCTGCCTACTGGTTTTCTGAAAACGGATTTTTTAAATACTCTGGTAATCTAGAATCAATGATTTGTTTGGTAGAAGATTTTGTTTTTACAAATTTAAACACTACAGCATCACAATTAATTAATGCAGGTTTAAATAATTTGTTTGGAGAAATAACTTGGTTTTATTGTTCTGAAGGATCTACAGTTATTGATAGACAAGTTACTTATAATTACTTTGATTCGACACCACAAAGACCAGTGTGGACTACAGGAACTTTAGCAAGAGGAACATGGAAAGACTCAGCTATATTTGGTTTACCTCACGCTACAGAATACGACGCTAGTAGTAATGATTCTTATGATGTTGTTGGAAATACAGATGGTTGCACGACATATTTTGAACACGAAACAGGAACTGATCAAATAAAAAGTGGAGCAACTACAGCTATTACTTCTAGCATTGAGTCTGGAGATTTTGATATTACACAACAACGAAGTGCCTTGGGTCAGTCATCAGGACTTGCAACTTTTAGAGGAGATGGTGAATTTATTATGAAGATTAGAAGATTTGTACCAGACTTTTTATCACAAATAGGAAACACGCAAATAACCTTACAATTACGTAATTATCCAAATGATAGTCAAACAAGTTCTTCACTTGGACCCTTTACAATTAGCTCATCTACGACTAAAGTAGATACACGTGCAAGAGCTAGAGCAATGTCTTTGAAAATAGCAAACACAGCGGTATCTCAAAGCTGGAAACTCGGCACGTTTAGATTAGATATACAACCGGACGGGAGAAGATAATGGCGACTTTAGCAGATTTAGCAAGACTATATTTAAATCAAACATTACCAGATATTTCTGGTATATTTAGACCTAGAACACCAGGACCAGTTCTTCCTGTAATTGACGAGCCTGGAGAAAAAGGAATAACTCCACAATTATTATACCCAGAAAGTCAAAGTGGTAGAGACGATGATTTTAGAGGTGGCGGTGCATTTGGTAATTTAGATTTATCTAAATCAATAACTGTTACTAGAGATGTTTATGACGAAGAGTTAGGAGATTTTATACCAACAGAATTAAAAGCGTATTATAATCCAACACTAGGTAATTATCAAACCTTTGAGGGTAAAAATGTTAATCCAGCGTTTACAAATGTGCCAATGGGTATATTTGGAACAGGGTTAGATTTTTTTGGTTTAAGACCTCCAACAATTGGAGGATATACTTCAGGTAAAATAAGAGGAACTTATGATACTCCTATAGATATGATAAAAGGAAATAGAAACGATCCTCCTGGAATGACTCCTGCACAAATAACAAAAAGAAAAAAAGGAATTGAATCATTAAGTAAAACTTATCAAGATATTGGCAGAAATAGAGATAGAGATGATGGACCAAGAGATATTAGCACCGACCGTAGTGGTGGTGATATTGGAAGTAGGGTAAGCAGTAGTTATAGAGATGATCCAGATACAGGTTTATTATAATGGCTAAGATAGTACAAGTATTAACAAGACCTAGTAAGGAATATTCTCAACAAGTTGCTGATGCACAAGTTAGAGATCTTGATGCTGTAATAGAAAAATTAAATACAACGTTTCAACAAGAATTAAAAGACGAGGTAGAAGCACAAAACTTCTTTTTAAATTAATGGCAAATACTTTTTTAAATGCAAAATCAGATCTGACTACTACAAATTTAACCACTGTATATACAGTGCCATCTGCAACCACTGCTGTTGTAAAATCTATATTAGTATCAGAGGATGCAGGATCAGGAACTACAATTGATGTAACTTTGGTTGATGCATCAGGAACCATATTTAGTTTATTTAAAGCTAAAGCTGTTGGATCAAATACAACAGTAGAACTATTAACCCAACCTTTAGTATTAAAAGAAAGTGAGGCTTTAAAAGCACAAGCTGCTCAAGCTAATGAATTGCATGTAGTAGCGTCAATATTAGAGGTAAAACCTAGAGAGGTAGTAACATAATGAGTATAATGGTAATAAAACCAGAAGATATTAAGACAACAATAAAAAATAAAAAAACTGGTGAAGTATATGAAAATGAAGAAGCTTTAAAAGCAGCAGACATTCCAGAAGAAGATGTTCAAAGGGACGTTACTGTAATAATGCCTAGTCTTGATTTATTAGGAAAAACAAAATAAGATAGGAGATTATGCCAATATCTAGAGGACAAATGGAACGACAGTTAAGAATGGGAGGTGGAATTATGCAAGTTGCACCTAGACAAGGAGCACTATTAGGTGGTCTTAAAAAAGCTGTTAAG